CGCGCAGAAGATAAGCGTGGCTTTACTATTGCTAACTTAAGCACTGACCCGTTCTCTCGTCAGATCCTTACAGCAACCCCACGTCTATTCAAGACACTTTCCGCAATTAATTCCTCCCCACAGGGACCAATTAACAAGGAAGGTATGTACTGGGGGCTTAGCCGTACAGGTATCAAGCAGACAACGGTTTACCACGTAACCCCTATCAAAGCACGCGATCTTAGCGACGACTGGAACATTGACCAGGCTGCTGCTGAAGCTGCGATTGCTGCTATGGAACCATATCCAGCGTCAACGATTCGTGAAAACTCGTACGCTGAACTTCTTGAGATTGCTCAGGATCTTTCCTAACAACACAGGCTGCCGTTGGCGGTAGGTCACCCCTTACCTACTGCCAACGGCTTTAGGGGACCTATATGAATATCATTACTACTACTGACCAATTAAATGAAATGGTCAAACATTACCTTACACAAGATGCTTTTGCTTTTGACGTAGAAACTGTTGGAGATAACCGCGGTCTTACTCCCGTCAATGAAGTTCTTTGGATTACCTTTGCTACACACGGACGCTGTGATGTAATTCCTATGGGTCACCCCAATGGTGATTTTATAGAGGAAGTTTTTCCATTAACAGGTCAGGGTGAAAAGCGCGTAGAGGCTGGGCTTACTGCACGCCCTAGTGATTATTCGCGCGACGCAAAAAAAGCCACTAAAAAGTTTGGCGCTCCACCAAAACAGTTGTATCCAGCAGAGGTGTTCTCTGCCTTAACCCCGTTGATGTTTAGTGAAACCCTTCTTACAGTGGGGCATAATCTTATTTTTGATCTAACCTCAATAGCTAAATACTACGATGGCAAAGTTCCAACTGGTCCTTATTTTGACACTATGATTGCGTCGTTTATTACAGACAACCGTAACAAAAACAAGTGTGGCCTTGATGCTTGCTTACAACGTGAATTTGGCTACGAGATGGTCAAGGGTGTTGGTAAGGAAGTTGAAAAGTATTCCTTTGATGAAGTAGCTAAGTACGCATACCTTGATGCTAAATACACATTTTTGTTGTGGAAAGCCTTAGCTCCTAGAATTATAGAAAACGGCCTTACCGTAGTAATGACTTTAGAAATGGACGTTCTGTCCGTTCTATGTGCCATGAAATTAACTGGTGCGCCTATTGATGTAGACGCTTTAGAAAAATTAGATGCTCAACTTCGTGAAGACATTGAAACCGCTAGAGCAGAAATATTTCGCATTGCCCAACAACCTTTTAACATTAACTCTAACCAAGAAAAACAGTTTATTTTGTACGGTCCAAAAGACCAAGGTGGCCGGGGGTTGAAACCAAAAGTTTTAACTCTAGCGGGACAGAAAAAAGAAGCTGCAGGTAAAGAGTTAGACTACACTGACTATTCCGTATCTTCTGAAGCTCTTGAGACTTACAGACTTAAAGATCCTTTAGTAGCCGCGTTACTGACCTACGCGGATTTAAATAAATTAAGCACCACTTATGTAGTTCCTTATTTAGGTGGAGAAGTAGTACGAACTACAGGAGGTAAAGAAAAACGTGAACATAAAGACTCGCTCCTTATTAACGGCAGGATTCATTGCGATTTCGTACAGCACGGCGCGGAAACTGGCCGTTTCAGCAGTCGTAACCCTAACCTTCAAAACGTTCCTGCACCTCATACAGCACACGGAAAAGCAATAAGAAACCTATTCTTTGCCCCCGAAGGATACAAACTTGTAGTTGCTGACTACTCCCAGATTGAGCCGCGCGTTATTGCGTCTATGTCTCAAGACCCAATTATGATGAAGAACTACCTTGAAGGCGGAGACATTTACACAACAGTAGGCGACACCATGGGAGTAGATCGTAAAGCTGGCAAGGTTCTTGTACTTGCTATGGCTTATGGGGTAGGCCCAGATAAAATTGCTAGACAAATTGGTTGTTCAATTACTGAAGCTCGAGAGCTATTAAGTAACTTTAGTTCTAAATTTTCCTCAGTAAACAGCTATCGTGCCCGTATTTTAGGCGCAACAAAACAGCAGAAGCCACCCTTTGTAGCAACAATTATGGGGCGAAAGCGTTACTTACCTGAAATAGTCTCTAGGGATCAATACTTAAAGTCACAGGCTGAGCGACAAGCCTTTAACACCCGTATTCAGGGCTCCGCTGCAGACATAATTAAACTTGCTATGGTTAGAGCAGGCGCTCGTCTTCCTGAAGAGGCTCGTTTGATTCTTACGGTACATGACGAACTTGTTACTCTTACCCCAGATTCCAAAGTTGATGAGACTGTCGCAGCTATTAAAGATGCCATGGAGGGTATAGACTTACTTCAAGTTCCGCTAGTTGCGGACATTAAAGTCGTTCAGAGATGGGGCGAGGCTAAGTGAACTGGATGTTTTGGCGTAAAGACGAGCCTGATTTTATTGTGGAAACCAGTGAGGTTCCTACAAGCACTTTGTTTAGATGGGCTTTGTATGATCTTGGTGTTGACACTCCAAATAAATTTGCTGAAGCCGCTGGGTTTACTCCTATCAGCGATGAAGGCGAAGAGATGGAATATCAAGATAGTATTCTTCGACTTAATAGCCTAACGCCCTATACAGGTTTTATTGACACAATGGCTACCATTAATGCAGAAATTTTAGCTGAAACGTTTGCTGGAGTTCTTAGAAAATATAACTTAATTGATGAGTCGTTATCTCTTGAAGATGAAAAAGAATTAATGTCAGGGCTCTACAAACACATATCTATTTCAGCTTTAGTCCCAGCGTTTTCATCTGCGCTAAAATTAGGTATTCTTGTTAACCCAGGAATGTATATTACAGAAGGTTACTATGAGCAACAATAATTGGTGGGCTAGCAAATTAAACGCCCCACAAAATAGTCCGGCATCTTTACCACCGTTGCCACCTACGTCTCCACCGCAACCAAGTCCGTACAACCCTGTACAGCAACCACAAATTCCGCAACAGATGCCTGCTTCAGCTATGGCACAGAAATGCCCTAACTGTCGTAGCGGTAATTACGGTAGCGGAGACCCTAGTATCAAAGCTCGATGCTATGATTGTGGCTACCCAGTAGTTCAATCAGGCTCAGGCACTCCTGGCATTGGTCAGCAGTCTACTGGTGGAGCCGCTCAACCTACTCGACAAATTTCTACAGCTAATAACTTTAACCCTCAAGGCATCATAGGACACATTTAATGAACACAGACCTAGCAAAAGCACTTACATCGCTAAACAAAAAGTTTGGCAACATGATTGTTCTAGGGTCTGATATCAAAAATGACGTTGTAGGTCGTATGACTACAGGGTCTTTGGCCTTAGACGTTGTTCTTGGTGGAGGCTTTCCTATCAACCAATGGCATGAAATTGTTGGAGAGGCCTCTAACGGAAAGACCGCTGTTGCATTAAAGACCGTTGCAGCAAACCAGCAACGAGATCCAAATTTTACTACCGTGTGGGTAGCCGCTGAGACATGGGTACCAAGTTATGCGGAAATGTGTGGCGTTGATGTTTCTCGGGTTTATGTAGTATCCACCAACATCATGGAAGAAGCTTACGAAGCTGTACTAGGCCTTGTAGAAACTAAAGCCATTGACTGTGTAGTTATTGACTCCCTGCCAGCTCTTGTTCCAACTACAGAGGATGAGAAGAACATGGATGAGGCTACCGTTGGTCGTGGGGCTTTACTTACAGGTAAGTTCTTCCGCAAGATGGGGCACGTTGCTCGACGATCTTTGGTTGAAGACGAACGTCCGTTCATTGGTCTGCTCATTAACCAATACCGCATGAAAATTGGCGTTATGTATGGTGACCCTCGTACTACTCCAGGCGGAGAAGCAAAGAACTACGCTTTCTTTACTCGTATTGAGGTTAAACGAGATGATTGGATTGAGACAGGTACTGGGCAAGAAAAACGTAGAGTAGGTCAGACTATTAAAATCCGTACTCTTAAAAATAAAACAGCCCCACCGTCTCAAGTTGCATACCTAGACTTTTATTTTGCGGACAGCGAGCATTGCCTAGCTGGTGAGTACGATTTTGCTAAAGAGATCGTAGCTTTGGGCATCCTTAATAAAATTATTACCCGTGCCGGTGCATACTACAGTTACAAAGACCGTAAGTGGCAAGGTGCAGATGCCGTGGTATCATCTATTAGGGAAGAAATTGACTTGAAAGAATCTTTAGACAAAGACGTACGGGAAGCCGTAAAAGCCAGTTCTAAGTACTCTCAGGAAGAGGACTGATGAAGTCTCAAGGACAGATTCAGTCTAAGAAGCACGAGGACCGACTTGCAAAAGTCATTGGTGGTAGCAGGAATGCTGCCAGCGGTGCTTTTTGGAGCCGAAAAGGAGATGTGCGAAGCAAGGATTTACTTGTGGAGCATAAGTGGACTGGAAAGAAGCAGGTAACTGTCCAAGCGATAGTTCTAGAAAAGATCGTTAAGGAAGCAATCCTTGATGGTCGGATGCCTGTCCTCGGTTTCCACCTTAATGGTGAAAACTACGTTATGTTGACGGAAGATGATTTTCTGGAGCTTCGCCAAGAGCTCCAGGAGCATGAGTGCGAGACCCCTACGCAGTAGAAAACTGGCGTGCAGATGCTAAGTGTAAAGGCTTAAACACTGAACTATGGTTTCCCCCTCGAGAAAAAGAACTGTATAAAACTATCGCTGACCAAGCAAAGAACGTTTGCTTTGGTAGAGATGGTAGACCTGAATGCCCAGTTCGTAAAGATTGCTTACTGTACTCCGAAGACATGGATGAGCAATACGGTATCTGGGGTGGCTTAAGCCATAGAGAACGCAATGCTTTAAAACGCAAAGCAACTAAGCACGGCATGACCCTTAAACAGTGGGTAGAGACCGGCGGTAAGAAGTGAACGACCCAGTAAAATGTCCTGAGTGTGGTGTATGGTGGCGTGGAGAGACACATAAATGCTCTACAAATTCTAAATTTATTTTTTGCCCTATGTGTGGAAAACAAGTAGCTAAAAAAAGTCACCATACTTGCGTATCATTTGAAGATATGATAAACATGTACTTACCGAACAAGAAAAAGGGGAACCCAGATGACCAAGGCCGCGATACCCACAGGCACTCTTAAGAAGCTTGTAGACGTAGGTAAGAAAGATAGTCGAGTACTTGGCTCAGTAGAGCGCTGGATCCTTGCACGACCAGCAGATGAAAGCCGCGCTACAAATGTAATTCATCCCTCCGCAATGGTTAAACCTGATTGGTGTCACCGAGCTGAGTATTACACCATTCAAGGCGCTAAGCCAGCGCCTAGTAAATTTAAAGCCAGTATGAAACAGCACTTAACCTTTCAAGAAGGTCACCGCATCCATGCTCGCTGGCAGTCCTGGTTTGAGGACATGGGTAAGTTATACGGCAAATGGCATTGCCAAGGTTGTGGCGAAGAAGACTGGTTACTGTCTTCAGAACTGCACCGTGATCCTACTTGCGGTCCTTATGTATACCGCGAAGTACCTGTGTACAGCGATGCTCATAGAATCTCTGGTCATGCTGATGGTTGGTTAAAAGGATTTGGTGAAGACTTACTTCTTGAAATTAAGTCAGTAGGAGAAGGTACATTCCGTTGGGAAGACCCAGCGCTTTGGGCTAACTCTAACAATGACTTTAAGACAGCTTGGAAGAGCCTTAAGACTCCGTTCTACACCCACATCATGCAGACTCAGGTTTATATGAAACTCCTGGAAATTATGTACCCAGAAAATCATCCTAAAGAAGCTATCTTTATTTATGAGTCAAAGGTAGATCAAGAGCTTAAAGAATTTGTGGTAACTAAGAGTGATTTTGGTGTTATCGAGTTATTTGAAGCAGCTCTTATGATTGTGGATGCTATTGACAAGCAAGTACCACCACCATGTAACATTAATCCAACAGGTTGCTACAAATGCGAGGTGCACAATGGGAATTAAATTACGTGCAGAGGAAAGCCAAGTAACTCTTGACACTATTCTTTCTCAAGGGTTTACATTGGATTCTGAGTTTGAACGTTCTACTCCCATGATGCCTTTTGATGTCACAGATCTTGACGATTTAGGGCTTATGCGGTTATTTCAAGAGCACAACGCATACTTGCAGTTTATTTTGGCTCAAGTTACTTGCGCTCAAATTGATGAAAGCAATGCTAAAAAGCGTTTAGAGATGGCTGAAGCGCTAGCCACCGATGAACAGACCCGCGTAGCTCCGCCTAAAACCACAGTTTCTGCAATTAAAGCTAAGGTTATGGCCGATCCAACTGTAGAAAAACTGTCTGATGCTTATGCGTTTGCTCATGATTACCGTAAAGGTATGGAGATGATGTACACTAACGTCAAGATGGACTGCGATTTTATTAGCCGTGAATTAACTAGGCGAACGTCTAGCAGTTTTAGTCGAACAAGTAAATTTACAACTTAACCATGAAAAGGGACACTTGTGAAAAAAAATAAACAAGCACTTAAACGAGTAAAAGAAGTACACTCACCTATGTTTTGGGCTACACACAGCGTTGATGAAGTCTGTAAGGAATGTAAAGTTCCGTACCCATGCCGGACTGTTCGTGCAATACATAGCGAGCATTAATGTGCGACAAAGAGCTTAACCCTTTTACGCGCATTTACCAGCTAGAGCAAGCCATTGAACGCGTGCGTGAATTGCATACTCCGGACTATGACAATGCTTGTCAGGTGTGTATAAAAGATTTAGATTACGACGAGTACCTACCTGTTTACGAAGAATACCCGTGTCCAACTATTGAAGCATTGGAGATAACTAGCCATGTTCGGTAAACAAATGCATGTTATTTGTTGGGGTTGCAGTGAGCACATAAAGATAGTTCCAATTTCTTTTGAGTCCCGTATGTATAAAGATAAGTCAATTACTTATACTACGGATCACGACTGCACTATGGTAAATCTGATAGGATAGCTTAATGACTATTATTGTTGGGCTTGTAGAGGACGGCAAAGTTTACTTAGGTGCCGACCGAGGTATGTCTGACAAAGAATTCATTAGCAGTATTCTGACCCCAAAAATTCAAAAAGTTGGTCCTATTCTTATTGGGTATTCTTCCTCACAGGGCACGGGCCAATTAGCTCATTTTTTACAGTACCCTAAACCTCCAACTGAAAACTTAAACAAATACTTACGTACGGAATTTGTTAAAGTTTTGCAAAAAGCGTGCGAAGATTACAACGTTGACGTAAACGACGAAGACAAAGCCGCAGCCGACTTTATTGTAGGGGTCCACGGTCATTTGTTTGAGATATCAACTACGGATTGGTCCGTGTCGGAATACGACCATATTGCTACAGGTTCAGGGTTTGCTTACGCTTTAGGTTCTTTGCACGCAACTTCAGACTTTGATATCTCACCTAGACAACGAATTAAGATGGCAGTTGAAGCTTCTATTAGATACTCCCCCTCTTGCTCAGGTCCCATAGATATTTTGGTTCAATAACATGGGTATTAAAATTTTTGGGACCCCAAAGCTCACCGGCGCAGTAGCCATTGGAATAGACCAATCGTATAGCGGATTTGCTATAACAGCTATAGATAAAAAAGATAAGTACTACACAGAGGTGTATAAAGTAGAAGGAAATGGAATTGAAAGGCTACATAAAGCTCGCGCTTTTATGCTTGGTTTTGTTAATAATTTTGAAGTAAGTGCTGTTGCTATGGAAGGATACGCTTACGGTAGCCAAATGGCTAACATGGCTGGAGAACTTGGCGGGATGATTAAACTGGCCTTGTACGATAATTACCGATTTGTGAATGTACCCGCAGCTTTTCCCATCATTGTTCCCCCTACCAGCCTTAAAAAGTATATTACGGCTAAAGGGAACGGCATAGCAAAAAATCAAATTCTTCTAGCGGTATACAAAAAATGGGACGTAGAATTTACTGATGATAATGCCGCTGATTCCTATGGATTAGCCCGACTTGCAGCTAATAGACATGACTTTGAGTA